GCACTGGTGAAGGGACTGGTGGAGGCACAGGAACTGGTGAAGGCACTGGTGAAGGCACTGGTGAAGGAGAAGACACAGGCACAGGTACAGGTATTGCAGGCGCAGACGGTATGCTATCTCCTACACGCACAACAGACTTGTTATTTGCTGATTTGTTTAAATCTAATGTCCAGATAGGAAGCAACCAAGAAATAGCACCTTATGTTCGACTACAACAGCCATCAATAAACAATCCTTATTCTCAAGGTATGCTGACAAATCAAGACACAACAAAGAGGTTCTACTCATAATGACATATCTACAGTTAGTAAATAGTGTTCTACGCAGACTCCGTGAGAACGAAGTAGACTCTGTTAATCAAAACAACTATTCAAAACTTATTGGGGAGTTTGTCAACGATGCTAAACGAACCGTAGAAGATGCTTGGGACTGGACAGCGCTGCGTACAACTCTAACAGTGTCTACAGTAGCTAATGTTTATAACTACACGTTAGTTGACTCACAAGATCCACAAGACCGCATCAAGGTATTAGACGTTATTAACGACTCTTCTAACTGGTTTATGGAGTATCGTCCGTCAACGTGGATGAACAATGCCTTCCTCGTCCAAGCTAACATACCCTACGCAGCTCCTAAGTACTATAGCTGGAACGGTATTGATAGTAATGGCGATAGCGGTGTAGACCTCTACCCAGCCCCTGACGGTGCTTATCAGCTACGCTTTAACGTGGTGCTGCGTAACGCAGACATGACAGAAAACACTGACACAATGTCAATACCTTCGTCACCAGTGATTCAGATAGCAACAGCGTTAGGCGCTAGAGAACGTGGTGAGACTGGTGGAACAAGCGCAGCAGAGTTGTTTGCTTTAGCTGATCGTACCTTGTCAGACGCTATTGCACTAGACGCTGCTAGACACCCTGAAGAGACTATCTGGACGACTGTATAATGGCTCAACAATTACAGAACATTACAATCTCTGCTCCAGGATTTTTTGGTTTAAACACCCAAGACTCTCCTATTGGTTTAGACCCTTCGTTTGCCGCTGTAGCTGACAACTGTGTTATTGATCAGCTAGGTCGTGTAGGAGCGCGTAAGGGCTATCAGTACTCAACAACCAACGGAGCTTCTTTGCTGGGCAGCAGCAGAGGAATAGAGACGCTGCATCAGTTTATTGACTATAGTGGCGATAGAAGGTTGCTATCAGCAGGTAATTTAAAAGTATTTGTTGGTGATACTACGTTGGTTGATTACACGCCAGCAGGTTATATAGCAACAGCAAACAATTGGAAGTGCGTCACACTGGCTAACCATGTATATATGGTACAGAGTGGACACGAGCCGTTGATAGGCACTAATGAAGCTGCTCCGTTTACACTAGAGAGTATAAGCGCACACGCACACAGCACAGGCACTATGCCGCAGGGTAACGAAGCTCTAGCCGCTTTTGGGCGCTTGTGGGTAGCTGATGTAGTAGGTAACAAGCACACTGTTTACTGGAGTGATTTACTAGATGGTTCACATTGGTCAGGAGGCTCTTCAGGCAGCTTAGACTTAACTAACGTATGGCCAGAAGGCTTTGACGAGATAGTGGCACTAGCGGCTCACAATGGCTTTCTAATCATCTTTGGTAAGAAGTCTATACTTACCTATAGCGGTGCTAAGTCTCCAAGCACTATGACGCTTGCAGACACCGTAGCAGGCGTTGGTTGTGTTGCTCGTGATTCTGTACAGCACACTGGGACAGACCTTATATTTTTATCTAACACAGGTGTGCGTACGCTGGGAAGGACTATTCAAGAGAAGTCTTTGCCAATGAGAGACATCAGCAAGAATGTTCGTAATGACTTGGTTAGTTTGATTCAACAGCAGAACAACCCTATCAAATCTTTATACAGCCAAGAAGAAGCTTTTTACTTGCTTTCTTTTCCAGATAGCGGTATAATATATTGTTTTGACATGCGTGTCCCGCTAGAGAATGATTCACATAGGGTTACAACATGGTCTGGGATGGGTATTAACGTCTTTGCTCGTTGTGATGATGGTACTATTCACATGGGAGTGTCTGACGGCATTGTAGAATATAGTGGTTACTTAGACGATACAGAACAGTATCAGCTGCGTTATTTCAGTAACCCACTTGACTTCCAAAGCCCCGCTAACTTGAAGTTTTTGAAGAAGTTTAACTTAACCATTATTGGTGGACAGTCTACGCCTACAACGCTCAACTGGGGCTATGATTACACATCTGATTATACAAAGCAACCTTTTATTTTTGGTTCTACTAATTTAGCTGAGTATGGTACTAGCGAGTATAACACAACTGCTGAGTATTCTGCTGCTATTGTTATTAACACACCAAAAGTAAACGCTAGTGGTAACGGCTCTGTTGTAACAGTAGGTATCGAAGCTCAGATTAACAACTCTGCTTTCTCAATTCAAAAGATCGACATACACGCTCTACTAGGGAGACTTATCTAATGTCTAATTATACTAAGACAACTAACTTTGCAACTAAGGACTCCCTCAGTTCTGGCGATCCCGCTAAGATTGTTAAGGGTACTGAAATCAACACTGAGTTTGACAACATTGCTACTGCTGTCAATTCTAAATCTAACAAAGCTGATCCTACCTTTACAGGAACAATGACAGCCGTCACCGTCAATGTCTCAGGTACACTAACGGCTGGCACTATTACTGGAGGTACATTCTAATGGCGTATGATGCAATGGGTAGATATATTCCTGATCAAGTTCAGCGCAGTCTGCCAGCGCCGACTGGTGAAAATCCAGCAGGCGGCCCACTGGCAGGTGGTAGTGGTAGAAATATTTTATTGGAACAAGAACGGCAAAGGGCTATGTATAATCGGAATACGAAAGTGCAACCCCAACCCGCAAGGCCACAGGGCAGTCCAAGTGATGCAGCCAACATGCTTGGTATGGATTACGAGAAAACTCAAGATTTAATACGTCAACTTACCGA